ATATTCGACCACAATATATTAAAGCGCTTCCCGCTAGTAGCCCAGCCGGCGCGGTCGTCTCGATATCTTTTAACTATCTTATCGCCGCGCTCGATAAATTTTTCATCTTCGCGCTTGGCAAGTTTTAACTCGGCCAGCCATTTTGTGCTTGCGTCTACTGGGTTCATGTGGGTATTCCGTATTTTTTGAGAAGCGGCTTGTCGGTCATGATTCTTGACCAGGCTTCTTCCGGGCTTTCCGCAACAGCCACCAGTCTTTCGGGTGTTGCGCTAGTTTTTAACTCTGCGCCATTTGGGAACAAATAATATGCTGTTTTGTCTTCACATTTAACAGGGTGCCACATGACATATTGCACCGCGCCAATTTTATCAATGACGGGCGGCCTGGCTTGTGGGTGCGCTTGTACAAATATCATGGGACTATGCTCACTCTTACCGCGCCGTTTGCTACCATAGGCGTGCCGTTTGAATATGTCGCCAGTGCGCCTGTCGAGACACACAAAGCGCCGTCGTTAGCTCTAGGCAGTCCATTTGACCACACCACACCCACAGGAAGTCCAGCAGTAGCATCAAAATATCGAATCTGGCCAGCGTCTGTCATTAAAAGACCATTAGCGTACTCATCACCACCAGTTGAAATAGCCCTGTTCAAATCACCAGTACTGGATAAAAGCACACCATTCCGAAATGTGTCTGTCGGCTGAATAGCGCCAGTTCCTAATTGCACTACTTCGGTAGCTGATACTGTAAATATAGACATTAGTATCTTTCCTGTTGGCGTTTAACGTCTTGCCACAATTCGTCTAAAGGTGCTGTAATTATGACACCGTTTTGTGCTTTTATGTTGAATATTGCGGGTTTTTCGGGTTCTTTTGGCTTAATTTGTTCCGCAATCAGGCATCCGTAACTGAATCCGTCGCCATCATGTGATGCCCAATTGTGGTCTGGGTCGCTTGAAAATATGCGTCTTTCCTCGTCCCATATATAACTCCAAGCGCTTAAACCTTCTAGCCCTTTTTCACATTTGTCGGAAAATTCGCATCTTTGAATAATCCTTCTGGCGGCGTTTACTCTGTCAGATTTTTTGCTATCAGGGGTTATGTCAATTTTGTTTGCGCCAAACTTTTGTATGAATATTTCAACCGCGCTGTATTTTGCTGCGAATGTTTTTGCCCTTGCGTCATGCGGGAGCCATATTTTACCAAGCGCACGAATGCCATTCTTTTTCCTGTATTGGATTATTTTTTCTTCGAGGCGATCACACCATTGGTCAGCGTCTAAACCAAACCCGCAGTCATAGTCAAAAATCGTATAGCCGCCGATTGTTGGCTGCCAGAAATACCATGTTGATGTGTCTTTTCTGCCTATGTCTGCACTGATATAAAAATCAGCGCCATTGGGGTCAAATTCAACATGAGAACCTATCCGACCCTGTTTTTCCAGCTTTGATATTCCAGCCGCTAGTATCGCGCCAATGTTCGACGCAGTAAAGCTGCACATATATTCTTGGTCAAACTTAGATAATCCGTAATCCTCGCCAAACTCGTCAATAAATGCTTTTTTCTCTTTCGCTATTTCTTCTAACGTCAAGACTTTTGTTTGCTCAACGTCTAAAATTTCTGCATAAGCTTCCGGGTTGTTTCTTGCCGCCTGGAATGTCTTGTATGCGTGATTTTTGCCGCGTGGCGTTGTAATAAATATCTGCCAGCCTTTATTTTCCGCAAGAATCGGGCGAAAATGCGCTCTGGAGTTTGGATTAGCAAGCGCCCACTCTGAATATACAATCCCGGCTGGCGTAGCGCCGACAAGACTATTGTAACTATCGCTCCCGACCACTTGCCACGTTGACCCGTTTTTGAACTCGATCATCATTTCCTGATTTCGGGTCGTTTTTCGTAGCTCAACCGGGAAAGCCTCATCTATTCGCTTTTTGCCAGTGTGCGGGTTTACAGCATCCCATATAGCTTTACGTGCTTGCGAGTATTCCGGGAGCATGTGCCAATACCCTGCCACTCTCTCAAAAGCAGCGCAAGCGGCGCGGTGCAAAGCTATTTCGTCTTTGCCTGACCGCCTGTGCCAGATCAATTCAGCATGCCGACCACCGCGCTCTAAGTATTTCCACGCTTTCTTTTGATAACTACGTGGCTCCCAGTTGTTGGGCAATACGATTTTAGTCATCAGAAAATCGTTTGATTACAACCGTCAAAGCTCCACCATTGTCCCCAACATGCTCAGTTCGTGCTAACTTGGGCGCAGCAAACTCAGCCAGCTTTGCCAACAGGTCAAGGGCTTTGCCGGGGTCTGGCTTGATTTCTCTTTCTAAATCACCTTCTGCCACTATTGTTAGCCACTTGGCAACGTTATCGGCATTACCCTCCAACAGCTTATTGATCGTTTCCCTGAATTCGCGTGTGGCTTTGTTCGGTGTCCCGGCAGTTCTTCCTCCGGTCTTCGGTGTTCCTTTAGGCCGACCAAAGCCGGATTTCGGCTTAGTAGTCATTTTCTATCCATTTTTTACTATAGATAGATTTATTCTACACAATTATGCGGTTTTTGCAACACTTAACCATTCCACTTTATAGGGTCGCCATCAATGTCAACAACATAAACAGGCAGCGCCATTGTTTCCGCGTCTGCTTTTATTCGCTCTTTCCATACTCCTGGAATTTGTGCGTACTTTTCCCCCGTTATTGTCCGGCATGGGGCGAGTTTAGGATAGCTTTCTTTTGCAAGTAGCCTATCCAGTTCTTTAGTCTCACTCTGTTTGAAAAGTTTGTAAACTACTCCCAGCGGCCATTCTGGGTCGTCTGTTTTGTTCCAGCGTATTTGTAAATGCGCCCCTAGCTCTTTTAATGATAATTCAACCAATTCGGCATATTTTTTTTTGTTGTTTTCAGCCCATTGCAATATAGCCTCAGTCTGCTCCGGTGTTGTCGCTAATACCGCATCACTGCCCTTATGCAGCATAATCCAGCCCCCTTTATATTTCTCTACAGCAAAGTTGTAGTCAGGTAAATAGTATTTCATGCTAGGCGCGCTACTTCATATAGTTCGTCATGTACCACGACTGGGTGCTGCACTGACTCACAACGTCAGCCACATCGTCGTCCGATTGGCGCGGCATCTTGGCGGCCAGCTCCATGCACTTTACAAACAGCGCCTCACGCGCAGCGCCTCTACGTGCGTCTTGTGCCAACTTGGCCGCAGAAGCCTCCTCGGTCGGCGTAAATGCGCCGTTTGTGCAGCCGGTTAGCGTGGCAGCCAGCGCCGCGATCAGTAGTGCTCTTATCGTCAAAATCATTGTGCGCTCCTAATTTTTATATATCAAAATATAAGGCTGTATAAGGTGGGGCTTATTACCCCGGATGTCCGTAGCCCTATTCGTCAATAGGGTTCACTGGTAAATCCCAGCCATACGCTTTGCAGGCTACTTTCGTAGCTCCTGTGCCGGACTGTTCACTAACATTGAAGCAGGCAGGGTTTGACCTGCTATCTCAGTCCCTACTCATCGCGTCTGAGGCCACGAACATTCGGGTTTTGTGCGTGTCCATTAAGTGCCTACGCACTCCACGCCGCCGCTTCAATGTTAGTCCCCGTACTTTCCGGGGTGTCATCTAGGTGCTGCATTTAGAACTGCCTAGCCAATTCGAGCAAACGAAAGCAGCGTCCGTTTTGTTAGTGGCGGTGCTGTCTCCCCGCTTGTGGTTTTGTCCTTTCGGCTTGTCCACCAGAACACCACGGCTTTTCACCGTTGATCTTGCGTATCAGCCTACGCATTCACTAACAAGTCTAGGGTCTGCTCGCATAAAGCAGCGACGCACAAGAAAGGACCAAACCAAAACAACGGCGCTAACCCGTTGCCAGACCCTAGACTTTTTAGTCCCCGTGCTTTCCGGGGTCAGTGCTTATTTTCCCTCATTTTCTCTATCTTATCCAACATTTCCCGCTTTTCAATTAGCGCTTTTGCTTTCTTTTCTGCCTCCGCTTTACTCATTCCCGCGTCGTATTGAAGTATTGCTGCGCGTTCTTCAAATGCTTCTCGGTCATTCATTTTGTTTCTTTTAGTATGACTGCGGCTGCACGGCAAATTTTGTTCCAATCACCTCCAAGTACGTCAATACCCCACTGCTCTGGTTGCGCTAGTCGCTCACGTAGTGCTTCAATTGAAGGAACTTGCATAAAAAGATCAGGCTCACCGCCTTTGATGTATGCGACCAGCGCTTCAAGATCGTTTAGCGCTTGCTGTATTAGTTCTCGGTCAGTTTTGTCAGTCATTTTTGCCCTCCTGTGTACTCGTAAAAATACCGATCTGTTAATTCTTCCTGCATTCTTTTGCGATTATTGCCTTCCGGCCAAGATAGCGCAGCTTCTTTTTTGGCTCTTTTTTTTGCTTTTAGATGTAATTCTTCCAAGTCAAGAGCTATGCGTCGTGGTTGCGTGTCTGGCGCTAGTGCGGCCTCGATTTCTTGCTGCACGTCAGTAAAACGCTGCAGTGGGTCTGGCTGCGCTAGTCGCTCGCGTAGAACGGCGCTGTGTTTGGCAATACACTCATGAAGCGCACGCTCAAAAATTGCATCTTCTTGTGAGTAAAAACCATAACCTCGCTTTGCTTGAGTAATGCCAAGCAGTCGGGCGTTTTCTATTAGCGCATCTAGCGCTTGCTGCATTATTTCTCGGTCAGTTTTGTCAGTCATTTCATGCACTCCCAATACTTGCCGTTGAATACTGGCTTACCTTCGTTTTTAATGCACAATGCGCGGTATTCGGATGCAGGGTCTTCACCGATTGCGTGCTTGTATAGTGAAAGTACACCATGCGCGAATACACAAATTAAAAAAAGAGCAGTTACCACAATTAGCACTTGAATTAAAATTTCAAAAATAGCATCTTTCATGTGTTTTTTTCCTTTAATTTAGCTTCGATGGTTTTGTAAACTTCCCTGCGAGTAGAAACAGCACCGTCCATTACGCTGTCCCATGTCGTTTGAATCTCCTCGTCTGTCAGTCCTTGCCATTCGCGCTGTTGTGGGGAGGTGTAAAGCGGAACAATCTCAGCAATACCGTTCTGTACCCAAGGATCGGCGCGTAACTTCTCAATCTTGCTTTCAAACGTTGACCATCCCGTAGGCGCAATTTCATCACTGATTGACTTGCTACTTAGTGTACGAAGTACATACGCCACCGGGTCTTGCTCTGGCGTTAATGCGGCCTCTATCTCTTGCTGCACGTCAGTAAAACGCTGCAGTGGCTCTGGCTGCGCCAGCCTCTCGCCTAGTGCGGCGATGGCTTCGCTGTGTCCATCCAAGTCTTTGTTTGAGTTTGAATATGGATGTGCTTTTATCAGCGCCTCCAGCGCTTGCTGCATCAGTTTACGGTCAGTCATACCCACCCCGCAGCACTTACAAACTCATCCCACGTCATGTCTATTACTTTGTCTTCTAAAATGATTATGGTCATTTTCATTCTCCTGTAGGGGCTTGCGCCACTGTTTTTATTATTAAAAAACTTTATTGCTGGGTTGCAATTATTTGAAATGATTGATGTTCCAATCGTTATCCCACCATTCGAGTAAGTCAGGCAACGCTGATATAGAACAGTTCACGCCGTCACCCTCTTGTACACATTTGAAAATGTTGTCTCCCAGACCGATTAAAGAAAACCTGTCTCCGAACAATTCTTGCGCGACTGTTTTGGCTTCATCTAGCTCAGAATCTGCGTCAAAAATAAAACTGTTGTTTTTTACAGTGATGCTCATTTTTCATTCTCCTGGTGTTAATTAGCTTTATTGCTAACCATGCAGAGAATTATACACACTTAAACAGACTATGCAAGCCTTTTTATCCCACCATGTGAGAAAACACACATTGCCGCATCGCGCTCGTGTTGGTTGCTTTTTTTCTGCCAGCCCGTCAGCTTGTTAAAAGTCTCAGCGTCCAGCTTGCGCCCTTTGTGCTTCGGGCTTATTCCGTGAGCGCTGATCTTCATTTCTTCACATATGGCGCATATTAAATTGCATATAGCGTCAACCTGCCCGACATTCCGGGCTATCTTCATGCGTGCAGCTTGGCTAGTGCCCCGGCTCCAGACTGGCGAAGTCAAGCGCGAATCCTCAAATATCACGCTTGTAACGGAAAGGCTAGGAAGCAGCGTTATTAGCTGAATCGGCGTCCAGGTGGTTAGCTTTGTGAGCTTTCCGTCCTCAAATATAGCTACTCCCGTATTTGTACCGGGGTCAAGTCCGATTAGCATACTCATTTATCAGCTTAGTCACGCCAGCAGAAAAATTCCCGCCGCCGATCTTTTTCGCTTTTTCATGCGCTTTTTTTGAAATGTAGATATTCACGCGCTTTGCGTCTTCAATTGTTTTTGGCTTGCCGATTTTTTTAGTGTCCATAAATCTCATTCTACACACTTACGCGGCAGGTTCAAGCCTTTTGTCCCAATCACACTCAAAAGAAAACGGAAGCCTGCCGAATATCTGCATTAGCTCCCGCTCTTTAAGGCTTAACGCGCAGCCTTTCGACATCTCTAAGCCAGCCTTGTGACTTCGCACAGGCAAGAATGCTGGTTTTGACGCGTTCGGCAATGTCGCGCCCAAGTCGGGCTTCAATGTCTCGCAAGTAGTCCGCGACTTTATCTCTTTCCCCATCATGAAAATTCTCGACGGCGCAGCAGAAACGCTCAAAAGTCTCGGAGCGCTCATTCGTTTGCTGCCTCATAGGTTTCTGCGATGTATTCAATTATTTTTTGCGACGCAATAATATTTTGAGACAAGAAAGCAAGCGCCATCTGTCTGTTTTTCATAATAAGCTCTGGCAGTTTGCGCCCGGCTTCTTGTATTTTGAGTACGTCTTCGCTGTAGTCTTTCATTTAGTAACCTCCTGCTTTGCAATATAAAGCAATAAATTTACATGGTGTAGCAATAAATGCTGCAATAGCTTTAAGCTTTGTAATACTCCAAAAGTAAACCAATAACGCAAACAAGAACAAGTAAAATCCAAGCAACGCCTTCAGCAGAAATTTTCATCATTTTTCCTTTTCACATAACACTACGTTCCAGCGGATTCGCTACGCTCCCCGCTGAACTTATCCGTTATGCGTTTCAATAGTTACTTGAACGCATCGCATCCCACGCCCTTTAAGCGCCTTCCACGGAACACCAAAATAACGCCGCGCCAACGCAATTGACGACTTTTGACCACGAGACAAACTAAGGCGCATAGGTTCCCCGTCTTTGAATATTACTGCCCAGGCTTGGAAGTGCTTAACCTCCATGTCTTATTTACCTTTATTTTCTACGTTAGGCAATTTGAACTTTTCAACGTCCCATATCCAGAACTTGAGAATCATAGTGTCGTAATCCGCATAGTTTTTAATAACGTGAATTCCGTTTTCAAAACGATTTAATTCAATACTTCGGTTAAAAACCCATGAATTTCTTATTGATAAACAAAGTGAAAACAGCGCAAAACAAATCGCCACAATATCTAACCAAGTCATGTTTACTCTCCTTTATTTTCGCTACTTTGACCACTAGAATCTGCCCATTTCACTTCTACAAGAAGCGGCTTTTTCCCAACATTTTCGTACAAGTACCAATGATCTCCATGGCGAAGTTCATTGCTATCTAGTGTGGTGTGACCGATTACATGAAATTCACGAAACGGAAATCGAACTCGCTCAGATGGTGGCGTTATCAAAATACCTAAACGACGAAGGTCTTCAATTGCCTTTAACTGTTCATCCATAATTCTTCCTTTTTCATTAAAAAACCTAACACTACGTTCCAGCGGATTCGCTACGCTCACCGCTGAACTCTGCGTTAGCCGTCAGGGTGAAATTGACCGTGTTGAACCACTCTTCGGGGAATTCGCGCAAGTACAGCGTCGTTGAAAATCCGCTAATCTCCGTTTCCTCAACCGTGAATTCGGCTCCCACTTTTAGACCTAGCCGCCCGAGCCTGTCCTTGTCCACCTGTTCTCCGTTGTTCGGGAACGCAAACACCACCTTCGTTCCTTCCGGTGCGTCAATCGGCATGCACTTCATTTCTTCATAGGTTTTTACCATGTTTTACTCTCCTTTAGGTAGTTCTGGTAACGGCATCCAAAGGGTAGGTTGCCACTGCAAATATCTTTGTGCACAATGAGAAAACCATCCATCAACGAGCCATTCGACAGTACCGCCAGATACAATTATGCTAGTCCCATCCTTCGGTGCAGTCTCTATAGGTTGCCAAGTCATTTCATCTCTCCTTTGTTTTTTTGAAGCATGTATTGGACTGCGCTACCGCCTCTCCTCCAAGCATCTCTATCTTCTCTAAGTACTTCCATTTCATGAATAAGAAATTTTATAATTTCAATCAGTTCCTCTCGTGAAAGCGTGTCAATTTCTTTTCCCTTCCATGTATGTATCATTTCACTCTCCTTCATTTTGTGTGTAGTTTACACAATAAAATATAACTGTCAATCAAAAACTATCCCATCAAATCCTAAATTGCGCGGTTTTTTGTTTTCTTGCTTCATGTACTCATCTTCAATCTGTTTCGACTTTGCGGTTAAATAAGCGTCAACTTTATAAAGCCATTTCGCTGGCATTATTTTCCCTTTTTCGTCCAAATCAGTCTTTTTAGGCATCAGTTCAGGGTAATGCTGTTTGAGTATAGGTTTGTAATAGTGCCAAGGAAAGGCTATACGACCCACCATTGCTTTTCTAATGTCTGCCGATAGTTCCACCACATCCTTGCCATCTTCTTGCATCCAGCGCGTTATAGCCATGCTTGCGTATGGTGCGCGTCCAAAGTGGCAATTACAGTACCAATGCTGGCCATCAATGCTGTTACCGGCTGGCGCATCGCAGTTGTGAGCATTGCATCCTGTTGACTTTGGCTCTTCCTGTTCTTTTTTAACGGTCAATTCCTTAAACTTTTTCATCTGTGATATTTCCCTTCTAAAACCTTAGCAAAGTTATTTGGCCTCATCAGCCATTCAAAATCAGCCCGGAACGGAACTTTCCCATTCCTGCCATCAGCGCTACCAATCAAAAACTTAGATTCAGCCACTTTCAAAAAATACGATTCAAAAAACTCAAGACCTTCGCTTTCCGTTTCCCAACTATCAGCCTGGCAGACTTCCCGCCATCGGCTTGCAGCATAAGCCTGTCGGGTTTTTGTCATTACCGCCACTTGTGGGCAGGTTGGCAGCGCTTTGTGGTACAGATCAACTAACTTTTCAACAGGGCATCTTAAAGGTGCATCGCGTGAGCGATCACTAAGATACGTAGTATCTTTATCTTTTATATTGGTTATTGGTTTATGGTTAGTGGTTAGGTGGAGGTTCGTGTCTTGTTCGTTCACGGTTCGTTCACGGTTCGTTCGTCTTTTTTCTTCGCGCTCTTTTGCTATTCTTGCGTTAGTGCTTGAATTTTCGTGATATTTATCAATTTCATCCTGTATTCTTGACTGAAAATACACACCGTTGTTTTCTGTAAAGAATTTTTCTAAAACAAACCGGACTGCCTCTTTTTCTTGGTCAGTTCTAGCCCAACACCAGTCATAAGCCTGTTCGATTGTCGGGAATTGTTCACGGTCATAGCACGCATCCATCAGAAGCGTGTACGCTCCGTGCTCAAGCATGGAAAGCCTTCCAGCTTTTTTGTGGTAATCCCCGATGTTTCTTTTGAAGTAATGCATACAATCCTCTTTGGTGGACGATCCCGTGTGAGAATTACCGGGAGCATTCGACTCGGTGGAGTCATTGAGGCGGCATCGAGACCGTCCCCAAAGAGAACTGTATCAATGCTCCATTTACGCTTCTCACGGCGCAATTAGATTTTATTCGTTTGCTTCAAAAATGCAAGCCCCTGCTTAGTAATCGCCCACACTCGTGACTGTCGCCCTTTTTTGCTCAACCTTGTCTCAGTCGTAACTCTGACAAGGTTTGTCATCTCTGGAAGTCGTCGGCTTATCTGGTACTTGTCTAACCAGCAATAATCTGCTATTTCGTCAGCCGTTTTGTTTTTCATGTCGGCTAATGCCAGCAAAATAGCTCGATAATGACGAGGCGCAAAGTTTGCCGCATTCTCGCCAGCCAGCTTACTTGTTGCCGGGTCTGTCTTTCTTGCTCTCATTTTCATCTCCTATAAAAGAATCACAGCCTTTGTCGGGAATTAAAAAAGCCTCAAAGTCAGAATACACTTGATACCCAACGGGTCGCCCAGGCGATTTAAAGCGCAAGCATTTTTCTTTTTGCGCGCACTTTTTTGCTGAACACCTGGCATATTCGTATGAAAGTGTCATATCTCACCTTTGCATGGCCATGTTTGTTTGAGTATAAAAGTCACAATTTGCGAAGCGGGAAAATGCCTGATTTCGGGATTTTCTTTCACAAACTTAATCACAACATCTTGCGCTTGTCCGTAGGTCACATTAGGATTCGGGCATTGAATCGTTCCGCGTGTCATGTCTGCAACAGCGCTTATATAACCAAGACCATACACTCTGACGCCAGGCTCTTTGTTTTCTAGTGACGCAAGAAGCTCATTGCCTGTTATTGCGTGTGCTGATGATGAAACAAATAACAATGCCGCGAGTAACTTTTTCATGCCATTTCCTTAATTGAAGTAAGTAACAATCGAATCCCCGCCGTTGAATCCAGCGGCCTTTTTCCTGTTTCACGTGAAAACTTCCTGCCCTTTTGGTCAACCCAAAGTCGTCCTTTGATTCTCAATTTCACGTTTACTTTTTCGTCTAGCTTCTGCAAAATCCCCTCATGCGTGTACATTTATCACTCCTCTCTCAAAAAGTTGGCCGATGGTTTTTCTGTGCGCTTCTTCCCATATTTCCATACGCTCTGTTTTGCTTAAAATGCTGCCCTGGTCTATGTCAGCGTGACACCGAAAACATAATGCAGCAACCCTGTAATCATGCGCTTTAATGCCTCGGCCTTTTCCATCTCGAAGCTGGTTAGAGTGCGCGGCCACTATCGTTCCATCCTCTGCGCCGCAGTGTTGGCAGGGCAACTCACGGCAAGCTTCAAGTATTTTTTTGTTCCTGTACATTCTCTGCTTTCCACGCTTTAACGTATTCAATTAACTCTGACATTTCCGCCTTGGTCATTGTGCTTGTTCGCTTGTAAAGCACGTCCATACCCAGACCGTCAAGCGCTTGCACATAGATTGCACCTTGCCCGGTAGCCCGAAGCCATGCGCTAGTCATCAGGCGTTTCCATTGGTCAACATCAAGCGTCATTCGACACCATTGCTTAGTTTGAGCAAGTTCATGCAATTCAGCGTGTAAAAGCGCATTCTGTTCAAGGTTGCGGGTTGGCTCAGTTACCCGCACCACCCAACCATCAGGCGCTTGCTTGATGGCTTCGATAGCGTTTTCTCGTGCAGCCTGGTGGACTAAACGAAACATCATTTATTTACTTTCTGTTATATCAATAATGTCGTAGCCATGAACTTTTTTTGTGTGAGACACATACTCATCACGACGCACGTACTCTAGGCAAATCGGGCATAGTCGATAGTTTTTAATATCGTCACCTATTTCCTTTTCCTGTTGCAAAAGCGGGTCAATTACGACTTTTTGAAATTCGTCATTCATGGAACAATCTCCGTCGCCATTTTCTTGGCTGCTATTATTTTCTTAATAGTGCTACGTTTCCCGCTGCTTACTTTTGACGATAAAGCCGCCATCTGGTCAGTGTCTAGCATTTGCTTGGCTTTTGTGTATGCGTCGAATGTTGCCTGGTCGGTTTCAGCGCCTTCAATTTTCATCGCAAAGTCCAGAATCAGGGCGCGTTCCTGTTCGTCACACTTGTCAAAATAGTCCTGACCACC